ACCGCCTCAAGACCGCCTAATAGCGGCCACAGGCTCGAACGAGACCCCCAGCGATGGGGGTCTTTTTTTGTCCCCCTACCAAAGCGGGCAAGTATAGGATGAGCCTCTACGGAACCGAGTTTCTCAATGACGCCAAAGAGATGGTGGCGGACTTCGGCGTGGCCGGGTCGGCCAACTCAGGGGCCATCACCTTCTCCTGCCTCATCTCCGACCCCGCCGTCTCGACCGTGCTCGAAGCAGGGGGGTATATGGAGCGGACCCAGTATACGGTCAGGCTCCCCGCTGTAACGGCCTCCTGGAGCCAGCCAGACGGGTCTATGGGGGCTTCGGCGGCCCTACTGTCGGCAGGGGTGCCCATTGCCAGCCTTGCCCAGGGCAAGAAGATCGTGGCCGGCGGGAAGACCGTCCGCATCACGACCCAGACCTACAAGCCCGGGTCGGCATGGATCACGCTCGTCGTCATCGACGACAACCAGTAACCCGCCGTGGTAACGGTCAGCATCCCGCCCAAGTCGCTGGCTGAGTTTAACGCGCAGCTGACGCGGGTAGCCAAGGAAATCGGCATGGACGCCCAGAGCATGGTCGCCAAACAGGCCATGCTTATCTGCGAGGACATGGCCAACTTTACGCCTGGTATGCCCAAGGGCGGCGGCCAAGGTATTACGAAGTTAGGCAAAGAAGCCGGAGAGGATGCCGTCGCCGGGGACATCCGTAAGCTCTTTATCGCCGTCGGCGACCGAAACATTAATAGCCAGCGGGCCGTAGTATTCCGCTCCCTCGCCCATGCGACCCAGACGAACAACCGGGCATCATTTGATAAAATCATCAAGCGGTCGCGCATCGAGACCCTGCGTATCTCGCCGATCATGACGAAAATCCTGAACGACCAGAACTATGACCGGGCGTTCCTGAAGGCGAAGAACTACCTCGCACGCGTCCCGCTGGCCGTTAACGAATACGGCTTCGACTATGTCAGGGACATGCGGGCACACCATAACCGAGTTAAGGCCAAGTTCGGCGGACGCATTGGTCGAGGCCAGCGCATCGGCGAGCCGCGTCTCCTGGTTGAGTCGAAGCAAGACCTCGATGCCTACATCAAGGAGCGTCAGGCCGCCGTCGGTCGAACCAAGGCTGGTTGGCTTCGTGCGCTTAACATGATTCCGAAGCCTCTCCGTGCCAATGTCGCCAGCGGTCGGTTTGGCGCTGGACTGCGGAACGCCGGGTGGATTGCTCGCCACGGCGGACAAGGCGACGCGGTCGGGGCTTACACCGACAGGCAGGCACAGGTGACTATCCGCAACTTCATCGGTAATGTTAACTCAATCGCCGACGCCGCTCGAACGATGCCGACTGCATTGGGCAACCGTGTGAAGCAGATGGAAGCCGACTTGAATAACTTCATCGCCCGCACCAAGCGGCAGATGCGTCTCTGATTACTTGTCCCCGCGGACCCGGACGAACACCGGGTGGCGCAGGGAGCCGTTCGGGGTCTTCATCTGGAAGTCTACCTCGGCGGTCTGGCCGATGAGCTGAGAGCGGTCGGCGAGCAGGGCGGTGCGGGTAGCGTTATCCATGCCGGTGCCGACATTGACGAGGCGGCGTCCGCAGCGCACGACGATATGGCCAGCCATCCCGGCGCACTTGCCCGTGCCTTCGACGATGTCCACGATCTCAGCGTCGGTAGTGTCGGCGTCCTTGACCTTGAGCCAAGCCCTAGAGCGGAGGCCATGAGCGTAGGGGGCGGTCGTATCCTTGACCATGGCACCCTCGAAGCCCTCAGCGGTAAAGCGGACAAAGGCTTCCTCTGGGGTGCAGGAGACGCTCGGGATGAGCAGGAGGGACGTAGGGTAGGACTGAGCAAACAAAGCCTCCAGAGAGGCACGGCGGGTGCTGTAATCGCCCTCCACGGAGGGAAGGTCGAACAGCCAGACGCGGGCATCGTCGGCGGACTGTTCCGAGCGCAGGGCGCCGACCGAGGTAAAGAAGGACTTGCCGGAAACGGCCTCGCCGTCGAGCAGCCAGACGCCCTCCTTGCCAGCCAGGAGTTCGAGCACCTCGTCGGCCAGATGGTCGAGGGAGGGCATCGGGTTGCCGTTGCGGGTCTCGAAGCGCACGACGCGGCGGGACAGGTCCGCAGTGATCAGGACGCGGAGGCCGTCGACCTTGGGCTCGCAGACATATGACGCAGGGGTCTCGCCAGCATACAGGCGGGCAAGCATAGGCCCACGGCGAACCTTTGGCGTGCGGCGCTTGGGCTGACGCGGCACCGCATCCTCGAAGATGGCGAAGAAGGCGGCAAGTACTGGGTCCTGTTGGCAGAGCATCGGTGGAACTCCTGAAGCAAAAGACGTGCCCCCTGCCTCGTCAAGCCCCTTTCCCTACCAAAGCGGGCAAAGGTACAATGGGCACGAAGAGCATCCGCCACATCGTAGAGGCCACCTTGGCCACCTACCTATCCACCCAGACCGGGCTGACCACCGTCACGTTCCTGACCGGGGACAGCGCCGCGACCCAGACCCTGCCCAAGGCCGTGGTCCTCTGCGAGTCCGCCCGTAGCCCTGCCGACCTCCCCGAGGGCGAAGGCAACTTCAGCTGCTCGGTCCGCATCACCCTCTTCTCGAACGCCGACGACACGACCCTCGCCGATCACCGCGCCCGCTGCGCCGCCCTTTCCGGAAATATGCGTGACCTGACCTCCATCAAGGCAGCCTTCGTCACCTCGACCGACGCGGCTTGCTACGACGTCACGATGCAGTCCGAAGATGAGGGCATCGACGAGCGCTCCTGGGCGACTTCCTTCTCGTTCGACGTGCTGGTGGTCCTGCCCGCCTAAGCCAATTCCAAAGCCTGCAATTACAAATGGCCGCCATCTCAAACGGAACCACCTGTATCTACGGAGTCGCGGGTGCTGTCACCAACCTCTTTGTCCAGAGCTACAGCCTTTCGTCCTCTTTCAACGCCGAGGCCACTGTGGTCGATGAGGCTGGCCTGACCAAGACGCACCGCCTCGACGACCGCAAGTCCGAGATCACCATCGAAGGCATCGCCAAGACCTCGACCATGCCGGTGCTCGGCGCCGCCCTTTCCTTCACGGTGAACACCGCCTCCGCCTATCCGGCTGGCTCTGCTTCCGCATCCTTTGTCGGCACCATCACCAAGATTGACGACAAGGGCTCGAACAAGGGCTTCACCGCCGTCACGATCACGGCGATTGATTACGAAGGCATCACGCCTGCCTAATTGACACCCCCGAAAAGGGGGCAGTCTAGAGGATAGTGGACCGTCGCTTCCTCAACGCCTACGTCGACCCGGCTCCCCTCAAAGGGTTTCTGGGTCGAACTCTTTACCCCTGGTGCCTCAAGTATCGGGTGCGTCTGATGGCCTTTGACTCCCCGCTGGTCACCGGCTCCCGCGGCATCACCCCTGCGGACCTTATCTTTGCCTGCCAGGTGTGCGCCGAGGAACCTCTAGGCGGCGCCATTGGCTGGATGGATAAACTTCGCATACTCAGCTTAAATCGTCACCCCGCCAAGTTCGAGCGCCTGCTTGAAGCCTTCGCCGGTTATATTCTCGTCCAAGATTGGCCGAAGTTCTGGGAGCAGACCAAGACCAAGTCAGGGGGCGGCGACAAGGGGGTGCCTTGGCCGCTGAGCATCGTCGCCAACCTGATCGCGTCAGGCATCCCCGAGCAGCGGGCGTGGGAGATGCCGGAGTGTCAGGCCATCTGGCTCAACTCCGCCCTGGCTATCCGCAAGGGTGCCGACGTGGCGATCATGTCTCCCGAGGAAGAAGCCTTCATGGCCGAAGAGGAAGCCAAAGACAAAGAGGCAGCCGCCGCGGCTGCTTCCAATCCTGCAAAGGAAAGCACCCCCTGACATGGCCCAAGACCTGACAGTCAACATCAAGACGACCTCCGACGTCCCGCAGGCCATGGACAAGGCCAAGTCGGCCACCGTGTCCTTTGGCAAACAGGTCGAGGACATCCAGAAGAAGTTCAGCACGGCATTCAAAGACCTAGCCTTGGCGTTTGTCGCTCCGCTGGTCATCCTCAACGCTGTCATCAGGACCATCCAAGCCTCATTTGAGAAGAACCGGCAAAACATGGCAGAGGCCATGAAGTTCGCCGAGTTGGGAGAGTCCAGGTTCATCAGCGCAGAAGCCAGGTATCTGGCCGCAGAAAAGAAGCGCCGGGAAGTGGAAGGCTCACGCACTAAGGCTCAAGTCGGCGAAGAGGAACTCATCAAGGACTTTCTGAGGAACGATCCGCGCACCGCAGAGATCATGAAAAAACTTAGCCCTGGGACTGTTGCTGGTCTTGCTCAGGCTCAGGCTAGGGAAACCCTGAATCCGTTCGCAGACGAAGGTGAAAATGTATTGGAATACGCCGTAAAAAACCTAGAGATTCGGAAGGCTGTCCTCGACATTATCAAGAAGGAAATGGCCACAGGAGGTTCTGGTCCATCTTCATTAAAGGACTTCAAAGGCCCCGAAGGCTTCGGCAACGTGATCGGCGTCGGACCCAACCCGGTCATGGAGGCCATGAACGCGCAGCTCGAAGAGCAGAAAAAGACTAACACCATCCTCGAGAAAATCGCAGGCGACCCCGGCGCGACCTCTTGGATGAACTCCACCCCTTCCCGAGCCGCCCTGCTCATGGGCAAATAATTTATGGCTATCGTAAAGAACGGCAACGCCCTCACCACCCCGGTCCAGCAGCCAGGGGCTAAGATTTCAGACGACGGCTACGGCCTGCTGACGGCCACGGTCGTCTGGAAGGCAGACGCCTCCGCCGCCCTCGGCTCGGTCGTGAACCGCGGCTCGACTTGCCCTATCGACGCAAACTGCGCGGCCCATCGTTACAGCATCACCTATGACGCGCTGGAAGTCGCCACCCTTACGGTGGACTACGTTGGCATCGACGGCGGAGCGACCTCGACCGACCCGCAGATCACCGGCTCGCAGGGCCTGACGTCGGAAAGCATCACGACCCACCCGAACTTTTTTGAGGTCGCCACCGCGCTTGGTTTCTCAGGCTCTCCGATTGCTGGCGTCGGGACTAGCCCTGGCACGAAGGCTGACCCGAACTTTCAATTAGTTACGGGAACTAGCGAATACGGAGGAAACAATGGCTCAACGTTTGAAAGCCCTAAGGGACGCAAGTTCCTCGGTTTCAAGAAGGCCGAGTTTAACGACTTCTACGGCAAGACCAACTACCTTGCCCCGCAGTGTTCACTGTCCGGCGTTTTCTACACAAGCAGCTCGGCCTTGGTCGTCAACTTGCGTAACGCGGTCGGCAAGACCTCCGGGGACGGAACCTTTGCGTCAAAAAACTTGGTGCCGACCTATATGGGAACTTCCTTCACGATCAGCGGCAAAAACCAACTGCTCCTGGCTCAGGTATCCTTCGAGGACTTCGGCCTGCTCTACAAGGTCCAGTATGAGCTGCGCTTCAACCGCGAAGGCTACGTCGCCTCGGTGTACGCCCCTGTCTGATGAAACTCCAACCCGGAGTCGGCTATAACTTCGATTCGTCCTCGCACGGCTTCACGCTGGACACGTCTGATCCGTTTCCGAGCGTGGCCGTCGCCCCAACGACGCACCCCTTTAAACTCATCAACGTCGCCCTGCGGACTTCGGGCGGCGCCACGACCGTCACCTATCAGGTCCAGTCGGGCACCATCAATAACCTCGTCCCTCTGATTGACGACTACGTCAGTAGCACCGAGGTCAAGTTAGACCGCGTCACGTCTGGGGTAGCCAACCCTCCCACCGGGGAACTGGCCTCGTCCAATTACGACGCCACGACCAAGACTTCTTACATCACGCTGCGGGCTGGGCCTAAGACTGCGGCTCCTTACACCTACCCAGATGACGACGATACAAGCAACCAATACCCGGTAATCATTGGCGGCAATGTGGCACCTTCTACCCCCGACAGCGACACCTGGGGCTTCCTCGTCATCGGCACGATCACAGTCGACAGCATCACGACCCCGACGACTTTCACGGTAAACCAGAACGTCAGCGGCTCCCTCTGGGCTGACCGCATCAAGTTGGCTGGGATCACGGCGCGCTACTACTACGCCCGCATCTGATGGGCGAGGTCATCGGACAGTCGACGACGGGGGCCTACTCGACGTGGGCCCAACTCCGCTGCCCGCTCATCGGCGCTTACGATCAGTGGCAAAAGTATGTCGGCCCGGGCCCTCAGTATCACAACCTGGTCATCAGCTCAGGCTTTCACCCTGACGACGGCCTGTTCGTGCGCGTCGCTCAATGGCCCAGTAAGTTCACTTGGTTCGACATCAACAGCAATCCCCACGAGGAAAACGGAGGCCCCATCGTCGGTTATAACAATGGCTTTGGGACATCCCCTAGCTACATCAGCATCGGCGCTTATGACGCAAACTGGAACGACACGACCAACCCGGTCTACACCAGCGTCAACAACCTCCTAGACCTCAAGGATATTACAGACTCACTTGTTGGACTGACGGTCACTTATAGCGGGGGGACGGTGGCGACCACGGCGGACGCTTTTGAGAATGACCCAGCCTCTGCTCCTTGGTTCGGGCAGGACATCGGCCTGAACGCCATCACGTCGATTACGGACATCGACACCTTTACGGCCTTCTGACCCCCCCCTTCCAATCGGGGCAAGGTTAAGACCCGATGAGCTGCACTAATCAAGTAACCGTCTCGCAGGGTAACACCTTCGCCTGCACCTTTACCTGGACGCCCGGGGCGACAGGTCCGGCCAACCTCCTGACGACGACCATCAGCTCTTCCCTCGAAGACCGCCAAGGCAACGTCTACGCGATGACGGTGACCAAGGCCGGAGACGGCCTGTCCTTCACGGTGACCTACCCGGGCTCGACCGCTGACTGGGCGATCGGCCTCGGCAAGTGGGACATCAAGTTCGTCTTCCCGGGCTCGACCATCTCGCGCACCGAACTCTTCCGCGTCAACGTCATCGACTCCGTCACCGTCTAAGCCATGCCCGACGCGACGATCACCTCGACGGCTTCGACCTTCGGGACCATCTCGGGGGTATTCTCCGCTGATCAGTCCACCATCTCGGGCACCATCTCGGGCGTCGTCCCTGGCACCCTGACGGGTTCGGTCGGCGTCCCCGGCCCTGCTGGCCCCGCTGGCCCTGGCGTCCCTGCTGGCGGCACGGCTGGCCAGTATCTCCAGAAGACCACCACGGGCGTCGATTACGCGACTGACTGGGTTACCCTCAACCTGTCGGCTTACGCGCCTCTCAATTCCCCCGCCTTCACGGGCAACCCCACCGCCCCCACGGCGGCCCTCGGCGATAACGACACCTCCCTGGCGACCACCGCCTTCGTGCAGCAGGAACTCGCTTCAGGCGTGGCCGTCGCGAAGAACCTCGAGGTCTACGTTCGCAACCAGTCCGGCTCGACCATCCCCGCCGGCTCCATCGTCTACATCTCCGGCGCCACGGGCAACAAGCCCCTGATCACGAAAGCCCAGGCTAACAACGACGCGAACTCCGCCCAGACCATGGGCTTCACGAAGGAGTCCATCGCGAACAACGGCTTTGGCTACGTCATCGTCCGAGGCGAACTCGAGAACATCGACACCTCGGCGCTGACCGAAGGCGTCCAACTCTACCTGTCCCCGACGACCGCTGGCACTTGGACGACCACTAAGCCGTCCGCCCCCCAGCACCTCGTCTACGTCGGCATCGTCGTCCGCGCTCATCCGACGCAGGGCATCATCCTCGTCGCCGTCCAGAACGGATACGAACTTAACGAGCTGCATGACGTCAAGATCACCTCGGCCTCCAACGGTCAGGTGCTCAAGTATGACTCGGCGCAAGGTC